CGCAATATCAGTCCCATCAGTAGTCATCGGAGCGCCGTCAACCGTTCCGGCGTTGTTGAATAGGATTTCGGTTGTGGACGGTTCACTCCCTGCTCCCAATGTTCCGCCAACAACAACATTCCCTAATGCCCGTACTGTCCCGTCATACCCCATATATGCTTTTATTGCACCGGCCGAATCAACAAATACAGTAATGGGCTTCTGAACCGAAGTAATGGCTGTTCCACTCCATACTGGATCGGGAGCAGTATCCACCACACACGTTGTTGCATTACTCCACGATTGGGTATATCCGGTATCACTATTCGCAATTACGGCGGTTCCCAAGATCGGGTTTGTTGCATCATAACCCGCAAGGATCGCATCTGCCGCACTTGAAAATGTGACCGTAGTACTTGAACTGCCGACTGTTCCTGCAAATCCTGAATTGACTATTGCTGGTCCTTTTGAAACAATTGGCTCTCCTTGGAATGATCCAGTATAACCGACACCACCTATTCCGTCATATTCAAACCCGGTAACAGAGTACGTCTCTCCCTCTTTGTTATACAAGATTTCTGTATCCGAACCCCCAGCGACTCCCATATTAAAGACAGCCAAGGCAGGAGTTACAGACATCGCCAATATCAATACTGCAAGAAATAATATTTTCTTCATGTTAAATCTCCTCTTATGCCCACTGGCCTAAGCCACGGATATTCCATCTGTCAGATTCAACCAACCTCATAAACAAATTGGCAAAGGTTTCGGATGCCCGAGTATTCGCGATGGAAGATGCTCCAGCGATATTATCTGTTCCACCAGCATTAATCGTTAAATCACCTGCGCCTTCTTTGTGGAACTCCAACATACCTCCAACCAATGCAGCAGTCCCCACGAATACATTGATAATGGTTGCATCAGCCCGATTTATAACAAACACCTTGTTTACTTGAGTTGCAAGTATCGTATAAGGCGAAGTTGTTATTTCCACAACATCTCCCGGGGATACTCCGCCACCTCCACCGACATCTTCTGTCCTCAATTTCTGGAGGATAGGATCATATTTTACTGTCATAATTCACCTCCTAATTAAGAATACGTGTACGTGGTTCTGATCGCCCAGACATGCTTGAAATCTACATTACCATTTGCCCATTTGACGTCTGTGACATTATCCCCATCATAAGTTAGCTTCTGGATCGACCACACTGCATCATCTGGCGTTGACCCCGGTGCTGCCGTTCCAATGTACTCAACATTATTCCCACTATACGCAAACTTCTTGATGGTTCTGTCATCAAGGGATATTGACGGGTTCTTGCCTTTCCTTAAAAATAAATCCATTTAAATCCTCCTTCTTTTCCAAAGACATATGTTTTGGATTGATCCATTTTTTTCAAAATCTTTTTCTAAGTACAACCCCTGCCACTTTTTTTCGTTAGGCCTACGGCAATCATGTATCAGTACAAGATCGCTTGACAGTGACGCAATCACAGTCGATATACTGCGATTCTCGCCGCCATAAGGCCCATCAACAAATGCCAAATCATATTTGGCGACTTTTCCCGGGAAGTCAGTCCCGTTCCAAATCACTACCTCGCAATCTGGGCCGAAATCGACATTCTCCACCCACTTCTCATCCACTTCAAAAGTTTTTACTGTTAATCCCAACTTCCCAAATAGGATAGTTGACAATCCCGGGCCAAATTCAATGACTTTGTTAACTCCATATTGCTCAACTTTGTCCTGAATAAAAAGCCACTCACCCTTAGTTATTCCTCTGCCCCATTCATATGGGGATATGTCTACTTCATCAATTTCCATACGCACCTCGGTGACCGGTCATCGGTCTGACCAATATAAACGGCGCTCTTTAAAGTTAATCCTTCAATTCCTTTTACCATATCCTTGACATGACCACTTTCCAATCCTTCAGGAGCATTATGGCTTTCAAGGTAACAAACCTTCCAGTCAAGCTCCCGCAGCAATTCCCATGTCGCACCTTTTATATGTTTATAAATCGAGAGCATGAAAAGTATGTCCACTGGCTGGAAGTAATAGTTGTTAAAATACTTTACGACTTCCGATGTTTTTGTCAAATCCATTTGCATAAAATTAATTGGCATTCCATTCGCCCTTGCCAACCGCCTTGCACAGTCGATATAGTCCTTCTCGTAATCAACACCCGTTATATTCCTCGCCCCACGCAAAAAACTTTCCGTGCAAATCGATCCCAAATTGCACCCAAGATCGACTACTGTTTTGCCGGTCAAATCACCATCAATACCCATTATATCAAATCTTTGTGTAGTGTTTCTCGAACCTTCCTCATACTTATCAATCAAATAATACGACTGGTAGTTTTTCTTTCTTGACCCATAAGGAAACTGGGTCAGCCTGAATATCTTATCCTTCAACGGTTCAACATCCCAGTTATCAAAAATGACTGCCTCTAATTCACCGAGAATAATGTCCCATTCCTTTTCGGTATACAGCAACATAAAATTATCGGCCATTGACCGCCTTACATCCACCAAAAGGCCATTGATAATATTTCCTTTCTTTTGGAAATCACTGATCGTCAAATCAGTATATCGCAAATTCCCCGGGAGTATCTTTTTAAATTCATCAGGGTCAAACCCCACCTGGGGCATATGTTTCTTTGCATCCGCGACAAAGTAACCGAACCTCCCCTTGGGATCACAGTGCGGCACCCCGTAAGGGAAATCTGAAACCATCTGCTTTATAAAAAACATGGCCGTAACTTCTGGAGCCATTCCGTGATCACTTGCTGCCTTCATTACAACAAATTCACTCCAAATACTTTTGAGCGTTTCCCTGTCATAGGAATAGCAATCGCCGTTTAATGTGCCGCAAAAGATTTTATCTGCCGTTTTCCCTAATTCCCAATCCTGATAAGAAGCGATGTGTCCACTATGGCTCCAAATTATCTTACCAGGAAGGCCAGGGACCCACAGGCAATGTTTTCCGGCAATATACTCATACTCACTTCCATCTAAAACCAAAACACCGTCACGGACCTCACACTTGTCAAATATCTTCATCAAATCACTCCTTCCATTTATAGTGGCCTTCCCTTAATGATTTTCCATGGCCTAAGTGCTCGACAAAAGCAGGTTCACCAATTCCTCCAAGAAAAAAGTGGCCTGAGTTATTTATAACCCAATCAGCGCCCGGCATTTTCGATGCATCTCTCCAGTCATTCTTTGACGAAGGGCTTTTCACTATTGGGTTAAAAAACCAAACCGGGTTTCTAACTGCCGGTGGGTACTGCCATATTGGTAGAACGTATGACATGCGCCAAATCGCTGGAGTAAATGCCCAATGAGGATTCGTTGTTAATTTCTGGCCGCTTCGCTCTACTTCTTTTTTGGCCCAAGTATATCGGTGGCTGTAAACACTCCTTTTGTGCCACGCGATCTGGTTTACTCCAGGGTTCTCCTCCATGATATTCACAACCTGGTCAAGATCGAACACGTCCCTGAGCCAAAGCCAATCGTCCTCAAAATTAACTACATATTTTGTCGCAGTTCGCTTCAGTAGCCAGTCGATCGATCTGCCTTGTGTTAATGGTGGATCATGCCGGCCGATGACATCGAAATACCCCGACTTCTCCGCCCACGAAATAACCTGCCTTGAAGCGGATTCATTTAAAACGTCTTCATGAAGTATCATCCGAAACTGCCCTGAAAACTTCATTCGTTCCAACATCCGCTCAGTACTTGCCTTCAACATTTCCGGCCTTGAAGCCGAAAGTCGGATAATATCAATATTCTTCATCTTTCCCCGTCCTCGCTGAAAAACCCTGTATATGGTCAACATACCTCGGAGTACCTACTGCACCATAGAAATAATTTCCAACATTATCTATCATCCAGTCAGGGCCTCTCTTTACCCCATCCCCTTGTTTTTGTTGTTTCACCGCACGGTTGATCTCAATACTTGCCGCTGGTGACTTAGGGCTCGGGCATACCCATAACGGTATGATAAAATCCCTGCGCCACAATGAAGGTATGTTCGACCAGTTTGGATTCGTTGTTAGTCTCTGACCGCTCCTATCCACTTCCTTTTTAATCCAATCCCTACGGCGGGACATTATTTTTCTCTTCTGGAAAGTAATCTGATTTATGTCCGGGTTTTCTTCCATGAGTTTCACTACATGATCAAGGTCAAGTTCCCGAGCCAACGTAATGTCATCCTCCCAGAAAAGAAAGTACTTACTCACCGTCTGAGCGACCAGCCAATCCATTGACGGACCCTGCTTTAATGGCGGGTCATCGACTTTTATCACATCAAATAATCCGCTGTATTTTGCCCAGTGGACAAGTTTGCGTGACTGATCCTTATCAAGGACATCCTCATGTAAAATATGCCGTAGTGTTCCGCTGAATTTTAAATTTTCAAAGATCGTCTCGGTACTCTTCTTCAAACAATCAAACCGTGACGCCGATGCCCTTAAAAGATCTATTTCCATGGTTCATCCTTTCTCCTCAATATAATAAAATCCTCGCCCTTGTACCCAAAACTTTCCAACCACTTCCCGACGAATACTTCTTCAAAATTTGACATGGCAATCATCCCCAAAATATCATCAATGGAATCAAATCCTGAATAGTGATGTGCTGGTGCATTATCTACCGGGAAAGAAGACACGATGCAAAAAATCCCGCCTGGAGCAATTAACCTTTCCATCTTTTCGATCGACGGGACCGCATCCATGCACTGCAACGCCTGTGCGCAAAGTAGTATATCCGCAGTCTCCTGGTCAATAATTCCGTCAGCAATGTCTCCGTAAACAACATTACGATTTCGTTCCTGCGCAAAAGTAACCGCACTCAAGGAACATTCCAACCCTGTGTATAATACTTCTGGCATCGATCAGAGCTCAACGATAAGTCCCGCTGCACAGCCGATATCCATGAAACGGCAAGGTGTTTTTCGGGAACCTAATTTGAAAAGGTTCAATAATTGAACCGCAATCAGTTCTAAGTACTTCTTCCGCCTGGCCGACTCCACAACTTTGACTCCCTCCTTCGGTGGTTTCCGGTTATCAATAATTTTTAAATGGTCCTTGTACGGGTACGGTTTTCTTGTGATCATCATCCCCTCCTATGTCGTGCCAATAACCTCCTGAAACATTTTTCGGTAGTTCTCCGCCTGGATCTTCCATGTCCATGCTTCACGGATAGTGTTCTTTGCATGGCGACCCATACCTGCACATAGTTTCCTATTTTTCTTAAACCACAATAACTTTTTAACATAATCGTCAATACTTAAATCGACAACAAATCCATTTAAGCTTCCTGCAAGATCAGGGTTATGAAACTCCGGCACATTGCCGATTCTGTTTCCAATAAAAGTTCTCCCCACCGAGGCCGCTTCAAGCAACTGGTTTGGGGTTCCATCCATTGTGGATGCAATCATAATGACGTCAATGTCGTGGTAGAACTCAGGCATTTGATCATAGTGAATTTTGTTTTCACTGTTATACCTTGCCACCTGCTCCTTTAAAACAACTCCCGCTTTTTTGCACGCTGGGCGGATAATTGCTTCCAATCCCTTTTGCGGTACTGGCTTCCCTACATACCCCGCAGTAAAAGGTTTTGAATAAGCCCGTGCCTTGTACTTAAAATGCTTTTCATCTACCCCGTTCGGGACATAAAAGACCCGGTCATGATATTTGGATATCTCGTTGAACAGGAGCATGCTGTTTGCGTGTACTGCCGTTGAATTTTCAATTACTGCTTGCCGTACCTGCGCTGTCAAATCCACTGTATGAGCGGTTATGCCGCTGATATACGGAATGCCTTTGCGGATAACTTCCTTTGGCATATTGTAATCAATCCCAAAAGACAAAACGACATCGACCTCATTCGCCATAAACTCATAATATTGCCCGTTCGCATTATAAACAATATCGATATCAAATTCATCGCTTAAATGTTTTTTTATCTGCCGTGCCTTATAATCCCACGCCCAACCAGCTACATCAACCAGTATAGCAATTTTTGGTTTTAAAACGCTTGACTGCCACCGTTCCATGAACGACTTGTGTGAGCTATTCCAGCTTTCCTGAATACTGAAATCCGTTTGCTCCTTCTTGGTTTGGGACGCCAAATGTTTTATATTCGAGATTGGGTGTTTACTTACCGTATACCCGGCTGCTTTCGCCCGGAGACAAAAGTCAGGGTCTTCAAAATATGCCGGGTGAAATAACTCGTCAAAATAATTCAACTCCTTGGCGATCTTTTTGCTGACCAACATTCCTCCTGCGCCAACGTAAGTAAATGGCGCTCCGTATTTCGTCTGCTTAACGTTGCCGGTTTTATCCATTTTCCAGGATTCTGTGCCAACGACGTCACCTTCCCAAGTGAGTAATGCGTTCCTTGAGTCCACGGATATCAATTGGTCGTTGTCCAACGTAATAAGGTATTTCCCGATTGCTTCCTTCATAAGGAAGTTCCTGGCCTTAATACAGCCGATGTTTTTACTTCCGACCTTTATCGTAATCCACTTCGGCACATTGTCGTCCTTTAAGCTGTCCGGAATGAACTTCAAAACCTGATCAGGATCAACACCGTTGCTATAAATAAGGACCTCGTCGTTGTACTTCATCCAATTAGCAATCCTGTCAAGACAATCCTTCGTCATATCCTGGTCACTATGGAACACAATGCACCAGCTCAGGAAAGGCTTCGAAAGTACTTTGCCAATTTTGTTCATCACCATGTCGACTGTTATTTTTTTCGCACACGGCGCATGGAAAAATTCTTGCCGGTTGATATCACCGCCAACACATTTTATATCATACCAGCATGGCCCTGCGTTTTCCTCACAGAAATCACTTCCCTGGATAAACGAGGCGTCACGATAATTTTTTACCCGGCAGTTTCCATCTATATGGGTGAACAGCCATACTGTGGGCACCCTGAGCGCTGCTGCGGCATGGGTCAGGCCACTATCGGGACCAATAAAAATATCGCAAGTATTAATCAGCGCCAAATCCTGCCTCAGCCGATGTTTTCTAAAAATAGGGATCACCCGCTCATTTGGTTCCCATCCTTCCGGGATACTGTCATGGAACTCCATGATAACCGGATTATCTTTGGCATATTTTTTCAGGAGGGCTTCCCTCAATTCCTTGAAGTAATGCCAGTCCCTGACAAAGACCGTCGATTTAATTTGCATCCCAATTTTTAATCCGTGCCTTCTTACGGCAAAATTGGCGGCAATCATCTCTTCCTGTTTTAAAAAGATTTTCGGTGATACCGTTTCTTTCGGGTCAAACCCCGCAGTCTGTGCAAATATTTCCTGCCGACTCAAGTCCACTTTGGGCGAATTATTCCGTTCGTAATTGATACAAGGCGTCGTTAAGTCAATTTGCAAATCCGCCTTGGGCATTTCGTTCCCTCGTATCCAAGGTACTGCCTGATCCACAAAAGGATTCTCTTCGGCCAACGGCAAATATCGTTCTGGGCACCCAAACGTAATATGATAATTGAACTTCTTCTTAATCATTTCAATGACTGGGAACGTCATCACGACATCACCAAGGCCACCTTGTCCTCGGCCAATAAATGCATTGACTTCGGATATTTCCTGGAAGGTAGCGGCATTACTTTTTGCGACATCATGATTCAAGATTCTAAAAATATGCTCGCCGGTTTCCCGCCTTACTGCCTGGAGCTGAGTACTTGTCATCTTTTCGAGCTCACGAATCGCGACAGGGTGCTTTGTTAAAATAAGGTCCCTTTTAAACCGGATGTTCCTGGCAATCCTTGAGAATTGGTTGACATCAAACGTCTCCACTGTCTCAAAAACATCCGGGTATCGTTGCAACTTTTTAAACAAGGAAAGATCATCGCAGTTCGTGAACTCTGTCGAATAAAAGATATACTCTTTTTGATTCCAATAGTAACGTTTACTGCCTGGGTTCTTATACCTTACAAGCATCCATTTACCTCCTTTTAATGACTTTCCCTGCCGCCTTCTTTGGCTCTGTTTTTAAGGTGGTCGCCTCTTTGGCCGCAACATCCTTGTTTTTGTCCAACGATTCCATTATCTCCTTGGCCTTTGCATTGATGGCATCCATATCTTCCTCAGGAGTATCGGCGCCAATAACCGTAACGCTGCCATCAACCACGTTGTCTGGCTCAATCAATGCCTCGCCTTGTTTCTTGATGTTTTCTTTTTTCTTGGCATCAGCATCAGTTTTTATTTTCTTTTCCGCTGTGGCTTTTGCTTTCTTTTCCGCTTCAGCAGCCAACTGTCGGGCTTCCTTTTTCTTGACCTCATCTGCGCCACGCTTTACCCGCTTGGCCTGGCGTTGCAATTCGACCTTTATGAATTCCTGTACTTCTTCCTCGTCCGTAAAGGATTCGACCAAAAAGGAAAGTTGCTCTTTAAACGAGTCCTTTGCTGTTGGCAAATCTTCAAGACACTCAAGCAGTACTTCATTCATTGTCAGGATCAACACCGGCAACGGTACCGACGGCAAATAGTCCTGCAAAAATTCTTCGAACCGCTGCTTAAAAACCTTTTCCTTGGTCAGGTCAACAACATTAATCCGGAAAAGCTGTTTGAAATCTTTCACTATCATTTCTGCCAAGTACTGCGAGATATCAACCCCTACACGAATGGACATCCCTTTGTAGTATGGGAATTTCCTGAACGGTGAGGACGCCCTGACCCGTTTTAAAACCAACGAGCCTGTTTCCCTGGGCCCAAGATACTCAAGATATTCCATTTGTCCAAAAGCCATATCTTCTTCATCCGGTTCAAATAAGTCAACATCCGGTGTCTCTTTTTTGTTTTTTGCTGCCATGAGCAATTCTCCTTCCTATTAAATAAGGTCCGGGGATTTTTCATTTTCCCCGGACCTATTTCCCGGTTCTTGGATTTACCTTAATCCTTAATCAATTACACACTTGTCGGATCGATTGCCGCCGTCAGTACATGCACAAGCGCATTCGAAGAGAGTACTTTGTCTTCCCATGCGGCACGGATACCGATTCCAAAATCAAACCCGTAATCGGCAATTTCCTCGTTCCACACGATGTCCTCATTTAACCCACGGCACAGCGCTTCTTGGCCCATCATGATTGCTCGCGCAGTATAAATGGTCGGCGAGTTGGCATTCAGGGTCAGCGAACACTGCGTGGTGGCGTGGACAATAACGCCGTCAATCTCACCCAGGGATCCGGTAAACAAAGGATTGCTGGGATCACGAGCACCGGCATTTTGGTGATTGTCGATCCACTCACTGTCGGCCTTCAGGCTGTACGCCTGATAGGGATGAATGAAGCACAGGTAATACCCTTCACCTGCGGGCATACCCGGAACGGCGATTTTGTCGATATTGTTCGCCGCCAATTTTGCCGCACCTTTTCTGATCTCGGCCACTCCGAAATCATCGGCGGAATCGATCTCGTCCAGGGAAGCCGCATTATTTCCAAACACAACGGAAATGGCTGAAGATTCAAAACCAATGGACGTTGTCAGTCTTGCGGCTGTCCATAAGGATGTGTCCATCAATTTGGCCATCCAGTACGCCAGGGCGGATTTGGCCTTGCCCCGAAAGCCCGGGGTGATTTGTTTCTGAACTTTCTGGTCGGCAGCGACTGCATGCCGGTACCATTCCGGCGAACAGGTAACCTGTCTGACGTCCAGCTTTTCCTCGGTGCCTCTCAAGGCAGTACTTCCCGAAACACCTGCGCCGGTCAAGTTGGCCAGCTGGGAAATGTTAATGGTCTGCCCGGCCTGTGTCAATAATTCCGTTTTAAGAATTACCGGCATACCACTACCTTCCGGCCCCATAAAACGATTCCAATACATCTTGGTCTTGGCTTCCTCATGAACGAGCTTCGACCAAATGGTCGGTCTCCAGTATGTCCCGATGTCATCGGACACGGTATTTTTATTCAAAATATCGAAACTGGTTCCGACAGCCAACTTGCTGATCACGCTACCTAATATAAATAACATCTGTTTCATATTCAACTACCTCCTGTTTGTTTGGCCACCTAATGGCCGGAACAATCAGGACTCATCAAGCGTCTCAGTTAATTCCAGCAGTCGTGTTGTTTCCTCACTGGTCAGGTCTTTTTTATCGACCAGCGTTTTAATTTCTTCCGCTGCGCTCAACTGACCCTTCTTTGTTTGATGTCCTGATCCCGGCACCTTTGGTGACGATTTGCGTTCTTTAACGAATTTTGTCACCTCTTGAATTACCGATTCATCGGATCGACCAAAATCGCCGTCTTCACCGATGCCAGTCAGTTCCATCATGAAACCAGACCGTTCAAACTCTGAAGAAAAAGCAAATTGCAATTGGGCCATCAACCGGTCAACGAATGTCTCACGAGTGAGTTTTTTGGTAAGGAACTCGCTTTGTACTGCTTTCTGACGAAAATCGTCACGTTCCTTTTCCAAATCCTTAAGCTTTTTGGAGGACTCGGTCAATTTGGTTGTGAGCTTTTCCATTTCGGACTTCTCTTTATCGCTCAGTTCCTTTTCGACCTTTTCTTTTGCCTCAAGCTTTGTTTGGAGTTCATCAAGGCGCTTCTGCAGGTTGGCTGTGGTCGTGGACTGCTTGGTCATCGCCGATTCGGCGTCTCTGTTTGCAATCCTGCGCCGGGCATTCTCGTCCTTCAGCTTTTCGATGTAGTCTTTCAGATCGACCGCTGTAAGGGCGGAGATGTCCTTCTTCAAGAGGTCCTCGCCTTTTGGCTGTACTCCCTTGATTTTGTCCGCAGCCGCTTTTACCTGCGCCTCAATTTGTTCCTCACTCAATCCTTCGCCTGGTTTGGCTTTTGCAGCATCGGCGTCGGCTTTTACTTTGGCCGCTGCCGCTGCTTTTGCCTCTGCGCTTTCGTCATCGCCATCACCAATTGAAAAATAGTTCAACCCTGTTGCAATTTCAAACATCTTTTCTTCCGTTCTGTTCATAATAATTCCCTCCTCATGGGGGAGTCCATTGGGATCACCCCGAATTAAATTGTTTGGCGAATCAATCGCCGTATTAAGGATACAACTTTTCAAATGCAAACTTCTTTTTTTGCGTTTCTGCTTTTCTAACCAATTTATTTCCTGAAGACTTGCGCCCTGCCACGTTCATCATTGACTGGGCTTCCTTGGCCTTTTCAGCAGCCATTCTTTTGGCGGCTTCAATTGCTTTGCCTTTCCTGGGTTGGTCGGCTTGAATAACATTGGCATTTGCCAGTGTCCGTGCGTCATCTTCCGCACGCCAACGATCTTCTCTTTCTTGATCAGTCTGTACCTCTGTGGACATAATTTTCCTCCTTTCTTTTTTTATTTAAATCCTTTTATTTGGCGACGTTTTTATATGCCTTCACTGCCATTCTCCCATATGTCGTTGCAACTTCTTTTTGGTAATCAACAACGAAGGCTTTACCCGTACCTTTTAACATTCCTTTGGCAATTTGTTTGGATCGCCCTTTTACTCCATGCTTCGTCGCAAGATTTTTGCCGGCCTTTTTAATAGCCTTTTTAAATGCAGCCTTTGTCGTAGCCCTGGCCGCTTCCTTCGTCAGTAATTTACTCCCTGCCATTGCCGCCTTTACACCTTTTAATGCAAGGCCTGGGCCAGAAGCGACTGTAATGGCAGTAAAAGTTTTATCAACAAACTTCATTGTCCTGTCCTGAAGGTACGGGTCTTCCCACAACCTTGGAGATCGGCCAACGACTTCTTTAAATTCCTGCAGGTACGCCAGCTCCTCGTTGGTCATATCGCCAAGGCCCATACCTTCCAGTGCCCAGTTCTTCAAGTCCTGGCCCAACGTGGGTGAGCCCTTTCGTTTATTTTTCGGCAGACCAAATGCTTTATTCAATTGAATGATTTCTTCAGGCCCACCGCCCTTTTGCCGAGCGACAAAGTCACGAAGTTCTTTGTCAGAGCTAAACGTCCTGACATACGGTTCACCCTTCCTTGGGCCTTTATACCTTACGACGAGCGCTCGGTATTTTGCTTTACCCTTCCGAGGAAGTACTTTGTATTTCTGTGGCATTATTTTTTCCTTCCTTTGCCTTTTCCTTTGCCTTTTCCTTTGCCTCCTCCTTTACAGCCCATGGTTATCTCCTTTATTTTTTATATTTAGTATGCTTAAGACTTGTCGGGCCGGAACCGTACATTATTTTTTCCTTCCTTTTTTCACTCGTGGTATTTCGGCCACCTTTTTCATTTGCGTAGGCCGTAAATGCCCCTGAAACCCGGCTTTTTCATACACTTGGATCTTGTCATTGATAATGACTGCTATCGTTTTTTTCTTGAGCTTGTGCCTTTCGGCGTAATCCAACTTCCTTCTTAATGAGCTCTTCGCGATATGGATTTTCTTATCCTTTGCGTGTGCACTCATGGTTTTTACTTCATATGCCGTAGTGGCGTCAACCAAATCAGCTGGCTTTTTGCCGCCCCTGTACTTCCCGCCATAAAGCTTCTTTACGATCTCCTCGCCTTTTCTTCCAAGAGCATGTCTCTCAAACTGATTAGAGGAAACGGTTCTTTTGGTCTTACCCCGCAAGCGGTGGGTACTTTCAACGTCGGCCAACTTCTTTGAAACAATCCTTTTCGACTTCACCAACTGTTTAAACCGCTTCGTGGTGTCGGACAACTTGTCCTTATATGTGCCTTTGCCGCTGGCGTACTTGACTACAAGGTTATAGTACCTCTTGATCCCTGCCATATTGATCTCCTTCTTTAACCGCCGTGGCTCATGCCTTTGCTGTTTTGCCGATGATAAAATTAATCATATTTTGGACCAGGGGATTTCATATATATTTTCTTTTTCGGCAGCTTTGCTTCAATATCTATCACCCTTTTTGCCTTTTTCATAAATTCTTTTTTCAACAGTTTGCCCTCTGCGGATGAAGGGCTTACATCCTTATATTTCTTTTTCCAACCGCCAAGTTCTCGGTTCAATTTTTTTAATTCTTTTCTTGAGTCAGAAATAAAACCTTTGGCACCAGTCTTCTCGGACCAGGCTCGCATATGTGCAGGTACACTTTTCTTTGGGATCTTTTTGCCAAAGTACTTTTCCAATTCCTTGTGTGAAATCTTATAAATACTTTCTTCAGCCTTCGCACCTGCTACTCCGCCGGGCACCTTACCCTTCCCTGACTTCAGGAAGTTGTTATATCCCTTTTGTGTCTTAAATCTTCTGATTATTTTCTGTCCTTTACGAGGACCTCTTGACGCTGTTACCAAGAGCTTGAGTGCTTTTTTTAATGCAGCCATATTGATCTCCTATTCCCACTTGATCGGGATCTTTGATGTTTTAAGATTTGGATTCTTTTTGACCGTAACCTTTTCCGTCAATGTTTTTTCATAACTCTTGCCCGTATAATAGTAATCCGATCCTCCACCGGACTTATACGCCTTCAGCTGCTTGGCAAAATCGGTTGTTTTTTTAATCTTTGCCTCTATGTGCCGCTGACTGACTAAAGCCCTCTTCATGTTCTGTTCATACGTAACAAATTTTTGACGGTTGGCTTCCGTAGGATTGCTGTTAAATCTTTTTCGCCATTTAAGATACAGTCGCTTTTCTTTCTTGAACCGCCTCATTGCTTCTTTTGCCGATGCCTTGGTCTTCTCATCAAGAGATACTGCCCTGCGCTTTATTTTCTTGGCCGTTTTTAAAGGCGCTCTATTAAGGTCTTTGACTCGGCCTTTTACCTCTGCGCTGGCCCCTTCCTTAATCACTTCACCTTTGCCTGACTTCAAATAATTGCTATATCCCTTTTCTGTCTTGAAGTGCCGTACTATCTTTTGGCCTTTTCTTGGCCCTCTTGATGATGTTACAAGGAGTTTGAGTACTTTCTTCACTGATGCCATTATTTACTCCTTTGCTTGGCTTTCTTTTTTATCGTTAAGATCTCCTCCGGCTCCATAATACTACCTTGATTTTTCCACGCCTGTTCAAAGAAATCAACGTCACCATATTCTGGTACAGGGTTATCGGCAAGAAGCCCTATACGGTCAGCTACTGACTTATACATCTTGTTTCCTTGCGCTCGCTGTATCTCCCTTGAAACAACGAGCTTGCCACCCCGTAGCCAAAATGCCTTCTGATTCGGTGCTTCCCACAACTCCTTAATTAACCGTTGCCGGGTCTCTTCAATGGATTGATTTATCCCTGCGTTCACTGACTTCCATTCTCCGCGAACATAAATAATTTCGCAACGACATACCATCCGTGGAGGGAAGCCATAATCGTTCCCCATTTCCCCTTCAGGAATCACTCCTGCTAATGTCGCCGAGATGCATTCCGGTTTTGTTCGCCGATCCATGGGGTTCGCATTAAAACATGAGGCATAGCTATTCTCTTCGGCCTGACGTCGATTAAATTCAGTCCTTTGCTCGACTGCCGAAATTTGAGCTATACTTTCGGTTGACCAGTTTAAAGAACTACCTACCTTAATTGTACCATCCGTATTAAAGAACATGGATCTAAACTGCATCAGCGGCATTCGCCTTGAAATACCGGCATAGAACGTGTCATAAACGAAGTTTTCCCACTTGGTTAAGACATCGTTTATTTGTTTAAAGCTTTTCTTCGTAATACTTTCCAAAAAGATCAGATCCTTTTCTTTTACCTGCCACCGTGATTCCCTAATTCCGGCCTTCAGTAAAAGCTTCTGGATTTCTTTTTCTCGGTCCTTGGAGCTCAGGAAGATATTCTGCCGGTTACGACGAAACAAAAGACCATACTGTTTACGGTACGTCTCTTGTATTTTTCTCAGCACAGCCAACAACTTCGGCAGTATAAGAATATTATCATTGTCTGCTATGACAAGGTTATCCTTGTCTGTCTTCAGCTTCCCGAAAAAGGTGTCGTAAACTCGTCTCGTCTTAAGATTCGTCGCATCATTCAGCTTTTTGAGCTCCTTGCCCAGTACTTCAAGGATAATCCTCCCGTCTTTCTGCTGGCGGACCGACAGATCTACTATTCTTACTCCGACTTTTACTTCATCAAGTAGGGCCATTATCTCAGTGCCTTTATTTCTTTTTTCCACGCCAAGTACTTCTGAACCAACGCTACCTTGGTCGTGATTCTTTTGCCGTCCTTTTTCATCTGCCGTAGTTTCTGCGCAGCGTCTTTCATTTTGCTCCTGATTTCACGAATCTTCTGCGCCTTTTCAGGGACTGGCTGGTTCTGCTTCCTGGCCGGTGCCTTTTTTTGCGTGGCGCCTGCCTTTTTTTGCGTGGCGCCTCTTTTAACGGCTTCGGCCTGGTCTTTCCTTACGTCTTTCGACTTCGCAAGGGATGTACGACGACCACCTTTTAGAGTGGTCATCCCTTTGCCCGGCTTTGTTAATCGATCCTTTAGAGCGACCGATGCCCTTCCTTTTTTTCCGAAGCTTTTGCCTGGCCCACTGAGCATATTCCTTATAGCAGGTGATGCTTTTGCCGTTCGACCAGAACGTTTTTTCTTGCTGCCGGCTCGTGGTGTATATGGTTGGGCTCCAGCAGCAATGGCCTTATTATAATTTGTCTCCTTAACAAAATAGCGGATGTATGTCTTGCCGCCTTTTGATTTTACTCTCGCCCGGAATCCCATGAGTGTGCTCCTTTTATGATTCGCTCAGTAATTGTTCAAGGTCGATTTCCTTTTCCTCGTCACCCATCCCTTGTCCCCCTCCGAACGGTTCTTCTCCAAACCCGCCCAGATCACCCAGGCCCGAAACGCCCATCTCCTCATTTTCCTTTTTGTTTGCGTCGATCTTTTCCTTGGCGTCGTCCCTCGTCATCGTTGGGAACTTCCTCAGCATCAGATCGACTGGCGTAATTAGGTGATATCTTAAGTCCTGCTCATCAACGATTGTCTGCTCTTGCGGGGACAAGTCGGCCAGCGTATTTGAAAACTCTACTGAAACAGGTATCTGCTCATACTTCTGAAAAGTCGATGACCCGCCTTTTCCTATTTCATCAACAAGCAAGGCAAGCCGAACCAGGTTCCTCATTGAAGGGCCATAAGACAAGCGCCTTCTCTGCCATAACTTTTCAATAGGCATTCGCTTCACTCTTAAGGCATAGCCGGATGCAGGGAATGCCGCCTTTGACTGGGAAAACACAGAAGACGGTACCTTGGAAAAATCCATCAGCTCGTCTTTCAGTCCCTCAAGTACTTTCTGGACATCACCGATATGGGGCGAAGGCGTTATGAACTCAGCGGTTGCTTCAGGCGTCTTCTCAAATTTCAAGAACTTCTTTGGTGACAGTACTACATTAATTTCCCCGGCGGACTTCATGACTAAAATCGAAAAGGACTGATTTACAACGATCTGTGCCATTCCTGTCCACAGATTGTTATAAACTTCATTCACTTTCACGATATCATGGATATTTGTGAGTCCATAAAAGGTGTTATCATCTTCCTCGGGCTGTAAACGTATGGCCGGTATAATCCCATACGGATTTGGGCCTTCATCAAGTTTTTTATATATTTTCATTTCCGGGTTGTGAAGATAAGTTCCCCAGTTTTCCTTGTCCCAGATTTCGATCTTCTTCATAAATCTTTTTGCGGGATCAGACATGCCTGTGTCAAACAGGTAAGATATGATCATCTTCCCTACTTGCTTGGGGGCATCCTCATCAGGTAGGAATGCCACGAACTCGCCACGGATGTCTTCAAAGAACGTCTTGCCGGTCTTAGGATTATATCGGACCATCAGCACGCACGTATCAGATATTTCAGCGATTCGTTGACACTTTGTGAAAAAGGGCGTTTGCCCAAAGAAGGACATTGGGGCAACTATTTCGTCCCATGTCTTCTGTTGGTTTGCCTCGTCAATGACTATTGTGACAGGTTTTGCGAAAACCCCATCAATATACTCATCAATAATACCCTTTGTATAGTTGAATACGAGCTTGTCTTTGTCTGCGTAATCGTCCCAATCTTCACCACGATACCTTTTCAGATACTGCTCCTGATTACCGTAGTAAAAATCCCACGCTTTGCCGATTGACTCAATTTGCTTTTTTCTCTCGCTACTAAGTAAATCGCCAAACGCATTATTTACGATTTGCTCAACAAGAGACTGGAACAGCATTTGAACTGCCATATTCTTCTTCCTCTTTACCCGCGATGGCTCATGCCTTTGCTATTTATCCTGCTGTGACCGTGCCCTTAACGAAGATTTCTTCCAGAGCAAACCGAAGCGCATATATTGGATACTCCTCGCCTGTCTGATCAAGCGCTCTGGTCTTTACGATACCTTTCATCTTATACCTCGCTCGTCGAAATGCCCGTGACATGAGCGGTGTATTATTTTCGTCAAGGAAAATGGTTGTTTTTGATTCATCACCAACGACCTGTCTGACCAGGCCAAAATTGTCACGATCCATATACTTCCTTACAAACACCGGTACGCCCAACTGCTGATATCTTTTGTCAGGCGTGGCTCCTGTGACATCCATTCTTAAAAAGTCACCAGGGTCTCCTGCATAAACGATACTCATTCCTTCACTTTTTTTCTTGATCGCTTCGGCCCGGTGTTCGTCGGAATGACCTTCATCGGAGTACTCGTCAAACACAAACACTTGCGTTTCTTTATCCGAACGCTTTTCGTACACCCAGCATACGTAGAATGCTTCTGGGCCGAAATAAATGCCCGCATAAATAGACTGGCTCCTGTCGTGAGATATCTTGATTAAATTCTGTGACCCGAACGATGGGAAGTATCTTATTCCGGCCATAATATCAAGGTAAGTACTAATCGCCGCCGCATGAGACTGGCAGACTGCATCCGCAACATCCTTACTACCATCAGCAGGATGATCGATCTTTTTCTTAACATTGTCCTGTATCAGTGCAAAAAACTCCTGTTTAAAGACCTTATAATGATAGCCTTCAACACATTCATCCAATATACTACCTGACAAGCTTCTATACGCATCCCAACTCCGATCAACGGAGTTTACTTCTGCATCAATTCCGTTCACATGGAACTTCTGAACTGACTGTAACGATGCCCACCAGTCCATAAATATTTTTAAGTTCTTGATACCACAGCGCCTCCTGAGGAATATAAAAAAGTCCACTATCTTGTCCGGCGAAATCTTGCCCGGCTTCTTTGGCGCTGTTATTCTGATCATGAAATCGAACACTACCTTGAATTTCGGGTTCTTCGGATCGATATGGCTGAGCGCAACTCCTGTGTCATCATTCGTTGAGCTCTGATCGATGCCCCCGAAGTACTCGTAATTCGGGTTGAACACTATTTTATCAGACATGAAGTATTCTTCAATCTGAGTATTGTCTAAGTATGATACAGGAAATTCCTTCTTTGTAAAAGGATGATCCCCTGCATGTTCTTTCAAGAAACACTTTGCAAATTTGACTCTATTTGAGAAGAACCGCCCTTCCTGACCGATAGCGACACCGCATACTTCCTTGAGTGCTCCATACGTATCCAGTTCAAACGTATCCTTAAATGCCACAGGCGGATTCACAAACAGTGGCCGCAAATGACTCGGAACATTTTTTACTTTAAAGCCATCAAACGGCAGCTCGTTTATCTTGCAAAAGTTTCTTAGTGAATCACGATCCTGTTTAACGAGGAAGGGATCCACCGTGTCGTCGCCTTTAAAAACCCAGAAGCGCTTCATTCCCTTATATCGCCAAGGTTGGACCTCGTACTGCACAGCGTTGATCACGATTGATTTTGGGTTGTTCTTCGACTGCTTAACCCGCTCTTCAACAAAACTCGTCTCCGTTTCAGCCGAAGATATGATGATTGAAATGCCGTCTTCCTTACCATCGACCATAAACGTCATTTTTCTTCTGTTTGTTGCTTCCCGATAAATGTTTACTGCGTTCTCAAAGCGTTGGTCAAGCGATCCTTTAGCAAAGTTAGCCTCATCAAATACTAATGCGTACAAATCACTACCTTGAAAATGACCAAGCTCTGACCCACCTATCATGATAAGACTGTCGTTGTGCTTAAAATGGATCTCGCTTTCGATTTGCCTGTTTCTTTCGAAGTGGTCGTTGAAATACGGTATGGAATCGATCATCCTCCTGGCTCGGCCCATTCCTAAACGATTTGCTTGCTTTACTGTCAACGACAAATACATGAATAGGATCTGCGACGTAGCTGACAGGCCGAACAGAGCAGGGATTGGTGCAAAACAACTCAGCTCGTAAAACTTCCTTATGGTTAAAATGTTCGCAAAGGTCGTTTTCCCTGAACGTAGGCTTCCTGTTCCAATAACCTCCGTATATCCGCCCTCAATGACCTCCACAACAGCGTCTTCCCAGAACGGATATAGTGTCCTTGCCTCATCACCAAGGTAGTATGACGATCGGACCCACTCAGCTATTGGGGCAACATCCCTGATCTGCCGGACGGTGCCACCCTTGATTTCTTCAAGGAAGGCCATAACATCTTCCAGAGAGGACTCCTTTATATCAAGGAACTCATCCAGTCGTGTTGGCGTCCTGTTGAGATCATCAATTAATACTTGGCTCGGCATCTGTTTCCTCTTCCTGAACGACTTCGTCATAGTCCTTAAAATCGATCTTAATGGGCATCGGCCGGCAACATATCGCTACGCTGATTTCTCCGGCAAGCCTGTTTCGGCTCATCACAAAGAACGGGCATGGCGATTCACAGGGTATGCTTGGCTCATCCGCACAGCGTTTCAATGTCGGGCCTTTTAATATTGCCCATGTGCCGCTTGTTTTATTGTACAACAATTTGCAGGTGGGCAAATTTGCTGCGTCAAGCTTTTTCTGTTGTTCTTCATTTTGGTAAGCTTGGCCCTCTGCATTCAAGATGTTCTGTTTTCGTATGCTGTCTTTCTCGTCCTGTTTTCTCATCCGGCTTTCTCCTTTACCTTTTTTAATTTCGTCATACTTGTGATTGCTTTTGTCGGAATGGATATTCTTCCAAGTATTTGATTTTGGCTGATTGTTCCCATGACTGTCTTAATTTCCTCCGTATCTTCAACCAGGAACCCGACCGTTCTGCACTTCGCACATTCAAATTCATCCAGGTCATCCCAAAATTCCCACCCTGACGTTGACACCATAGAATCAACCCATTCGATACAGACCATTTCAAATTCGTTATCTTTCTTAAGTGGCATCACCCACTTCTCCTTTACTTTTGTAAATGCCCGGGAGCGGTACGGCCGAAAGGATCGGGTGGATGAGGCCCGTCGGACCTGAGCGTGGGCCTGAAGGCAGAACAGCATAGCTCCGCTCCTGATTGGCCAGTCGCATTATCCGAAGAACCGTCGCTCCCGGGCAAACTGTTGTGTTTTTTTATCCTGATCCGCAATCGTACTTCGGCAGCATTTGCCTCAACGTCTGTCCAAGGAAGCCTTGATCGTTGTCTGCCAGATCTTCCATTACAACGGAGTGTATGAAGACGATCTTCTTCTCTTCCGTACTTTCGATTCCACCCTTATAAACCGGTGGGCCGCTGATTATGATTTCTATTCTTCCTACTTTTTCCATATCATCCTTTCCTTTCATTCGTTAAAATAGTTCCATCCAATAATTGGACATATGCTTCCTTCGCTTCTCCATGGCCACAACATGCGGTCATTAACCGCTCGGGCATGCAGTCGATTCCACTTGAAGGATCCCAGTGAGGAGATACCCATTCCCTCTCATTCGGTGGCTCGGACATATACTCATTTAAACGATCAAGAGTGTCCTGAGCCCATTTCTTTTCACGAATGATGGCGTCCTTTTTGGTGGGATAAATCACCTTCATAATAAGTTCTTCCCATCATGGCCCACCCTGAGTTATTTTAATCCGCTTAAGCACTTCAAATATAAACTTGTCCAGATCGGCTTGTAGCCCGTTTGATTTCATCTCAATTATCGTCGGGGCCTTCTGCGCCTTCAGTATGGTTATTTGTTCACGGAGTTCTTTGTTCTCGGCCTTTGTCAGGACCAATTCATCGCCCTTTTGTTCGTAAGCCCTCTTGTTCCCAATGCCGAAACCAAGGAGGAAACAAAGCACTGACAACAACACATAATGAAATATTAAAAAACATGTATCAGGCATCCTGCACCTCCTTTACTTTACTAAGAGTGCAGAATGGATTGCCGCCTTCCGAATCCCTTATCAATTGCTCCCGCAATATCCGACCAGCTTCGTCTGCTCGGGTACCCCCGCATTCCTCAACGATATCTTCCTGATCCTTTGTGAGTATATTCGGCCACTTACCCACGTCCTCTTCCTCGTCGTCTCCCATATCCAACAGCTTATCCATATGGACTTCCGTCGCTTTCAACTGCATCCGGCGTATGATTTCCTCTACCCAGTGTTCATCCTTTTGAGTAAATGCAATTATCAACCATATGACTCCGGCCACCATTAGGAATGCAGATACAAACACTGTGAATAGACTGATCCCCATTTCCCCTTGGATCGCAAATGCTAACCAGACGAACAATGCCCCGGCGATCACTTTTAACTGGTTTGCTATGTTTTTCCACATATCCATCCCTCCTTTCATCTCCTATCTAAGTGATGCAATATCCTCCTTGGTTTGATACTTTTTAAACCTTTTGATTTCAGCCCCGACTTCGATATCAAAACGTTTTTTTTGCTCCTGCCTTTTCTTTCTGGCTCGGGCAACATAACACAAGATGCCTCCAAGGATAACGAGGCCTCCTGTAATTCTTGCAACGTCAAACAAAGTGCTTTCCATCCTGGATCCTCCACTACTTTTTGCATAGCATTGGTCAGGCCTTGCCCTGCTTCTGTGGTATCAATCGCCACTATCGACAGTACTTGGATCAGCCTTACCGCTCCCTCTTTGGTTATTCCCGGACCTGCTACGTTATCTTCCATGCTAATCACCCGGCATCAATAAGGGTTCAAGGTCCTTACTGATTTGTCTGATCTTCCTGTTGATCTTTCTCCTTGCTTTTCTCAATGCACTTGCGCTTTTCTTAATGGCCTCAACTTGGACCTGTATCGCGGCCTCATTATGGCAGGTTTGGTCATGCTCCTGTTTCAGAACGTCCAGCTGGGCATACCCGGCCTTGATAGCTTCCACCCGTTTTTCTTCAATGGCCTGACGAACGGCTTCCTTGTCTGCAATCTCTGCCACCTTCCGCAGTAACCGCATCCCTAAATGATACCGCTTCTGGGCAACGTGGTTGGGGTCCTTGGAGTCAAGCATGATCTCCTGGATATACTTCTTCCAGCCAAATTCTCCAATGTCCCTTACTGCATCGGTCAGGACCTCATTGTACAACTCTCTGCCCGGCCGGAAGCACCATGCTCTCATTTCCTGTATGACTTCTACCTCCATTTTATACCTCCTTTCTAAAGTTCTTGTATCTCATCCTTAATTCCTGTAACCGATTCTCTGTCATCATGATTGTGTACAACATCCTGACCTCGTATGATTCCAGGTCGTCAATGATTTCCGGGTCTACAGGATCGTACACACGATTGCCATCCCACAATATCGCATGGACTGCTCCGGGTGTTTTTTTGCTCGTCACCACAATATAGAACGCTCGGTCCTTCAACGGCATATCGCTGGCCGGCAGCGTAGTACTGGATGAAAGTCCTTTTGACGGTGCGGGCATTTGCCAATACATCGTCAGATAAATTCCATGGTGCGCGAAAAAGATATACGCATCCTCATCATGAAATGGTGGAAATACTCCTCCGTCCGCAAACCAGTCAAGCACATACGCTTCGTCTTCACCGATCACCATTGCCATCAATGCGGCCAGGCATCGGTTCTTTCGGCTTTGCTTGACTGGCCTAAAATCATGCTGTGTTTCCCATGGGACTAACACTGGTTTCCGGCCTTATCAAAGAAAAGAGTCTTGGTTTGAGCATCGTCAGTCGTCTGAATAATCACTATATCGTCCGTTCCTCTCACGACGGATAGATTAGTGTTTGATGCCCCGGCCGGACGCAAAAAACACTTAATGATTTCAGCCACTTCCTTTGACCACTCAAAAACTTCTTTTTGTCGCTCTTCAAGTGTCCCTGCACACAGTATATCGTGGATTGCCATGATTAATTTATCCAGCCGCATTTCGTAATGGCTTCCCCTTGGAACCACGTCTGGCCCAGCGATTTTTCCTTTGCCGGGCGGGTCTTCCTGGAAATGTTCATGGCGAAGTTGATCAAACGTCGGCCATTCCTCTTCTTTATTGTCCAGCCTGGCTTCGGCCTTTCGGTTGGCTGCAAGGGTTTCTTCAACCTGCCGCTTGGTCTCTTCAGACCATCGTGACGGGTTCGTATCCACTGCTGGCTGAGGTTTGTATGGATTTGGCTTTTTATCTTCTGTACGACGATTTGGCTTTTTGAAGCCTTTCCACGCAGGTACTCCGTTGGGAAATAGTTCTTTTCTTAAAGCAGTCGTTGATCTTTCGATTCTTTGGACTATGGCGTACAAATTATTCCTGGTTGACCCCGTGTCCAAGGTATGCCTTAAATCATCAATCTGGGCATCCAGATGCGAACCAATCAGCCTAACTTCCCTTACTGCCCGGTGATTCTCAGGCATTCCTTTTGACATCACCACTTCCGCCATTGTTTTTTCTCTCATTGCTGCGTTTTCTTCCGGTGTATTTTTTGCGTCTTTACTCATCCGTTGTTCCTCCTTCCTTTAAAATTCGGCTTGTGCCAACGAACTGCCCGGTGTTCGGGATTACCTGTACGCATCGATCATCCCATATCTCAATGCAGTACTGGTCTTTTACGTTCGTTATCTCCAGTCCTCCAAGGCCGTTCTCTTCAAGCCATGCTGTTACGGGCGCCAACCGCTCCTTGGCTGCACATCTTGCAGTAAAGATTTTGACCTTGTATCCTGCAGCGATTACTTCCTTTACCTTATCGACCATTTTTGGGATGGGCTTGCCTATGTGCTCTGGGCCAATCCATCCATCGTACCGGCAAAGGGTCGCGTCAAGATCAACGCCAATCCATCCCGGCTGTTTGTTATCATCCATTCTTGTCTCCTTCCTTAATTATTGTACAGACATACAGCATTCCTGACGGATCGATCAGTAAGTCATACTCGGCAGTCACCTTTGCCAACTGTAATACTGGAAGATGCCTCAAGCGCCATAGTTTCCATGCAGTAAAATGCTTGTGATACCACCTGCGCTGCGTGACGTGCAATAGAATACTGTTCGGTTTGACTGTCGTCATCACTCCGCCAATGCAGACAGTCATCTCCTCTGCGGCCATTTTTTCGGGCGGTTGTTCTACAGGATCACTGACGGTGTGTTCTGACTCATCATCCTCGCACATGGTTTGCCAGTCGCCTTTGTCCATGATCGGGTCCTTTTGCACAACAGTTTGCCACTGCTCACAGTTGGGACAGAAAAGACGGTTAAGAGAAGAATCAAAATGATCATCCGTTCTGTCGTCAATAATCTGACCGCAATATTTACATTTTGTCATCATCCGTTCCTTCCTTAATTTATCCTTTGCAGCCCTGCCTTGAGGAACTCATATTTGTTAATGGCCTCCATTTGCTTTCCTGTGACTTTCCCACTGACAATTTTCTGTATTACCGCCATGACTGACTCAAGGATAATGATTACTTCCTTTTCAAATGATGGTGGCGTAATGGTAATATTGACATTACCTGTTTTCGGCATATCATCACCTCCTAACCAACAATATCCGCCAGGACAACGACTGGGGCCAGTAATGCATTCCTTTTAATAGAGTCAATTCCATTCATGGCTCCCGCTTTCCTGGCATACGTTTCGCCCTGCAAAATGATTTCCCCGTTTGCCGCTTTCAGGTGGAAGTGGATGTATGACGATTTCTTGGAAAGCGTCACGACCTTCTGGATCTCCCATTTACCGACATTGATTCCTGCCATTAACTTCCAGTGATCACAATGTCCCACCGGAGGTACTTCCATATTGTTGAATTTGCTATACAACCCAACGCATTTTGACGGAAGACCCTTTGCCTCCCCTTTGATTGCGAAGTCGCCGCAATTCCAACAACACTCCGGAAAACGCTTTGGGTCAACCAGTTCCATCGGTTCTGTCCTTGTCAGATTTCCGATTGTCTTTTTAATGGTAATTTTTTCAGGCATCCTTACCTCCTTTCTTATCCTTTTATTTCGAGGAAGTATTCATCCAGTTCTCCAGGGAAGTCCTCAGTATCAATCCCATAAATAAAATCGCCTGATGTATTCTTCGACAGCCCGACAGTTGCTTCAAAGAAATCATCCGTGCAAATAGTCTTAAAATCACCCTGATACATCTGCGACAATACCGTTCCTTTGGGAATGATAATGTCCTTCACCACAATCATTTGTTTACGTTTTGCCATCTTGTCCTCCTTTACTTATCCCAATTGGGCTCAAAGCGTATATTGATTTCGGCCACCCCGCCCTGTTCAAAACTGGATGTTTCCTGCTCTATGTGTCCTGGGGTAAAGGCATCCTTGGCCAGCCTTGAATGGTATGTTATCTTTACTGCCTTGGCCTTTTGTTTTTCAGCCGCTTCGGTAATTGCTTTCATGACCATTGCTAAGGTTTCTGTTTGGTCCTTTTCGTCCTCGGTGTCCACTGACTTCATTTGGTCAGGATCCGGGAAATCGCTCATATCCTATTCCTCCTTTCGTTTTAAAAATCCGGGAGAATGGTTCACCGCCACTCCCCCGGACCACAATACCATTCAGAGGGCCACCAGCCATCCTGCGTGGCCCCGCAAAATATTATACATGTGAACCTAACGTGGTTGCTGCGTTCAGCCGTAATCGTTTTGGCCTTTTTCTCCTCTAAGGAGTATTTTGGTCTTGGGCATAATTGTTCTCCCTTCATATCCGATGACAGGGAAATCCTACATGGCCAATCCTATCTTCCATCGACCACCTCCTCTTTCGAAAGTATTTGAGGGGATTTAGCCCCCCAGTAGACATGATCACCTCCTTTCGTCTCGTGACGTTAAGTTGTGCCTCGTCCAATGGTACTTCCTTTTCCCGGTACTACACAGATTTCCTCCCCAGTACTAACTGGTTTCCCGGGAACCTTAATCATGATCACATGGGAGCTTTTCTTGAGGCATTCACGCCGTCTCTTAGTCGTGATCCCGGCCTTCGCGTACCTGCCGTCCACAACGAAGACTGTGCCAACGATCGTAGTGAAGGATATGATTATACTCAATATGATTACTATTTTTTTCATCTTAACTTCCTTATCATATCCGCCGCAGCACCCGACATCGACACTCCTTCAGGGACATATGCTTTTACGGCTGTTTTCTTTTTCTTTTTTCCTGTACTGCTTTTTACAGCCTTGGCTTCTGGGACAATCACATATTCCTTATCCCAACCGACTGACCGGCCATTGATCTTCATTAATTCCTTCTGGACATGTGCCTTGGTTCCTGTGATATCGTAACTGTTGCCTGTGGCCACATACTTCCCTTTGGACACCTCCGCCAGATGAAAGATTCCATCCTTCGTATCAACCACCTCAACATCTACTCGTTTGTATTCAAATGGTTTGACTGGTTCCCGTGGTGTTTTGGCTGGTGTTGGCTTATTGATTTTACCCATGGCCGATTTCTTGAACTCACTCCTCACTGCCTCAGGACCTTCCAACACATTTGGTTTGCCGAATGCAGTCTTGACCTTCTTGGCCTCCTTTATGTATTCCTTTACATATTGCTTCTGATGAGTAGATTGGCCAGTCTTCGACCAACTCTTCAATGCCCTCTCCTCTAAGGTAGTAGTGCCATTGTTATACACCGCATCAATTTGGCCATCCTTCGCAGCGGTCTTCCTTATTCCTTCAACACGATTGGCACGATTCGATGTGGCCTTGATTGGTGTGGGTGACGATATACCCATGGCCTTCTTAACAGTATCCCATCCTGCAGGAGTACTCTCGAACCTTGCCCCACCACGTAAGCCATCAGTCATGATAGGACTGTTCTTGGGTGCCCTGAAGATATCACCATTGCTCCCCTTGAAGTACTCAAAGTCCCCTTTAAACATCAAATGGCCCTTAGACTTGGTTACGTTTCCTACCTTCCCTGCGCCTTCCTTAATAACAGTTCCTCTTCCTGCCTGCAAGTACTTATTATATCCTTCTTGCGTTTTAAAACGCCTTACTATTTTCTGTCCTTTGCGAGGACCCGTCATTGCGGTTACCAAGAGCTTAAGCACTTTTTTTGCTGAGGGCATGTCTCCTCTCCTTCTTCCTGATCGCTCTATTCTTATCCTGATCGTCCCATTCTTTGCGACGATATACTGTCCAATAAGCATGTCCACAAACAGGACACTCGGCCCATACCTTCCTTAACCGATACTCCCCATCCTGTCTGATCTTCTTTGCCTTCATCATGACTGTCCTTGCACAACCCAGCCTGATATCGCATTTCCTTTTAATATAACCAGTATTATGATCCGTCTTCCTTCTCCTTTTTATCTTTCTGGGCATCCCTTACCACCTTTCGTACTTTCTCAAGAGCCGACACATCCAGGCCCATTAACAGCTTGGCCATTACCAGGATCTCATTCTGATCAGGCACTTCCCTCTTGCCATATCTTTCAGGGTACTTACTCTCAAGGTACCATTTACTTGCCGGCCATTGAGGCGCCATGAGCTCTTCAACGATCGTCTGCTTAACAAGCTTCCCCTTACTGATTCGATTGGTTCCTATACCCTTAAGATTCCTTCCTTTTGTCTTACCCTCATACACCTTCTGGATCTTAACGATCTTCTGTCCACCAAGAGCTACATCATGAATATTCTTCAAATGGGCACGTTCAGCTTTCACCTGTGCTCTCCTTACCAATTTATATAAGGAGGAATACACGGTGTTAGTTTCTTCTCTCCCCTTGGCCAACCAACGACGTAAGGTATTATCATTAACACCTATATGATCGGCTACCCGGTAAAGAGGAAGACCCAACTCTATACCCTTGAGGAGTTTACGACGGACCATGGGTTCAATAAATTCAGGTTGTCTAGTCTTACTAAGTATGGCCAAATCGAACCTTATTCTCCTCTTAATGGTCTTCTTTTTTTTGCGTCTTTTGATTGATTTCGGCATTGCATCTCTGAATGTTTTATTAGGTTAAAATAGTTTGGCGGAGGACATCCTTGCCAATTGGTGTGATTCACTAGTAATATTATAGGTTGTTATTGCAGATAGTGATGGTACTTTGTGCATAGGAGTGGCAGGATTGCTAAGACTCAATGCCGAGTACTACCTTAAAATCATTGTAAATACTTTCCTTAGAAAGGTTACCCTTTTTAAATTGTGGCAAGCGTTCAGCTTTATAAGTTTCGGGTGTTTTACTCAGTTTGGTTCGGTTTTTCAATTTGGCCTTTGATTATTTCTGACATCAGAAAGCAGACTGTGGCCTTCTAACATTCCTCCTAAAAACATCATAAGCATTTCGTGCTGGGTTTTCTCATCTTTATCATAATAGGCTTTGGCAAATCTCTCACGAACATCCTGTTCTGCCATGTTTCCACCACAACATGAAAAATCAGGACAACACTCATCTCTTTCCTTATTATGAATTGGATTACCCTTGACCCACTCAACCAACTGTTCTTTTGGTGTCATTCTTTTTTCTCCTTTAATGCTTTATTTGGTTCCTCCCTGGCCTGGCATTCTTCACACATCATTAATCTTGTCCGCTCATCGTAAGAAAGCTTGAGTACTTTACCTGTCTCTGCCCAATTGCTTGCCTCTGATTTTAAACAGAGATCGCATACCTTAATTGATTCCTGATCGAACTGGCTGAGTTCTGTTTTATCCATTTGATTTATTCTCCCCTCCTATTATATCAAAGCGGTGTTGTTTTATAAACCAGGCATCCTCGTCCTCAACGGCAAATCTTTCTGCATCACTTTTTCTACAGAACCATAATGCTTCATAAGGATCTGCTACCCATATCGGCCTTCCATTGTCCATTGATCGGTAAGCACACTCATCACCGCTGCTGCCATTTTCTATTAACCAACCAATTGTTGTCATTTATTCTCCTATCTGACCATCTCATTGCACTTACTGCAAATGGAATAGTTGCCGCCTGAGTAGTCATGATCGCATGTTTTTTGCTTGTTATCTTTAATAAAAAGTTCTCTTCACGTAGTTCGGCGATTTGTTTTTTAAGGCGTGCTATTTGCAACTCATTACCGTGAGTCTGGTCCCACCCAGCTGACGACAACATTCCTGCCAATGCCTTTCGCTGTGTCTTCGTTCCTCTCTTACGAACACAAGCGGCTATATTATCATAGTCTTCTCTTGTCATTTATTCTCCCTCTGTACCTAATGGTTCCGACCACAGCATTGGCTCACCGATTGGTGGATTAAAATCCTGTACTGCGTTCCACAAGCCCATCCTTATCTTGTGGTCTCTTTTGGGTTCGTTTTTTTGTGTACGATTAATCGGTGCACTCAATTGCACATCCAACCACTTCAGTTCCTCTTGTGTCATCTCTAAAAAGATGCGGTGGGTGACTACCTTCCTTATAATTACTTGGGCCATTTGTTTAGTCCCTCCTTTCTTTTTTTTATTAACCCAATTGCGGATTCTTCATGCATTCTTCCCTGTTACGTTCCGGAACCCTCACAAGTAGAACAGGGGACCATTCCTTTTCTTCTTTATCCCAATACTGCAATTCAATTTCGCTTTCCACACCATTTCGGTCAAATGTTTGGAAATATCTCAATTGCATTTTTGTTTGTTCCTCCTTTTAGTTTCCAAATCGTTTTCTACACACAAAACAACGACAACCCGCTGCGTGGCTGAAATCCCATTCATCTGTCACCATATAGTATGGCATTCCTCCAGGAAGTGCTTCCCATAATTCCCGTGGTGATAGGCATTTAACTTTTCCACATGCCATACCCAGTATGAATAAATGTTCCACCACATTATGCATCCCCGTCCAATGCTTTCCGTCTTTGTTCGCACATGCCTGCAAGAAAGACATTCCACCGCCAGACTTCTCCTGAAACGAGCCCGGCAGCTGAGCCAATAAATCGGCGATGTTTTCCTCATGGGATTCTACTCTACCCATATGCAATGCTACCTTGAGTGACACAACCCCGTCAATGATCACTGGTTCTGTACCGTCCGCATTGACGACAAACAAACAGTCCTCAAAGATTTCTTCCACGTTTTCTGCGGTTAATTTCATCAGTTGGCTCCTTCCCCTCCAATTCATGTTATATCAATGCTCGAGTACTTCAATGTACTCGAAGACTTTTCTTGCATATGGTATTAATTCCTTGGTAAATAATGTTTCTGGATAATACCCCATTTCTTCAAAAAACGCATCCCTTACCCTTTCAACCTGGTCCATCCATTCTGTAAATGGCGACTCAGGAAGCATACACGGAGAACTAAAATCCCAATCAACTGACTTCCTTTCTGGTGCTCCCCACAAACAATCCCGACAAGACTCAAAAGACTCATCCGGTTCTTCAAAAGACCTCCTTAAGTAAAAACAGAAAGGACAAGAACCACCGTATCCACCAACCAACTTCCCTGCTTTCTTTAGAGTTTTAATAATTACTGTCTTACTCGTGCACCCTGTTTCTGCCATTTTGTTCCATAAAATCATACAATCGGCATGAGCAATCTCTTTCCTCTCTTGCAGATTAAACTTTTCCTGTGGTGATTTTTTTTGACACTTTTTCGTTTTCAAGGTAGCCTCCTCATATACTACTTTTAACGGAAATGATATAAAGAATTGCCCCGATTTCCAAACAGAAGATCGAAAGGAGTACAAAGAATCCCTCGGCCACTATATTTGGATTGCTTTTGAACGTAGCATAAGCGTAAGGCAATAGGAGCAGCGGGAACACCCAAAACAATATTCCCAGTGTCCCAATGAAAACATTAAAGGCGGTAATGTTTGGCATCAGTTTATCCCTCCTTTATACTTTGGGCACTTAATGATTCCCTTAACACCCAGGCCGTGAACCCGGCAAGACTCTTCTCCCTGATAGACGCAGTCAGTAAAAACACACGGATTTATAGAGGCAACTCCACTATACCATACCTTGAAGTTATGGCAAAACAAACACTCATTAAAAAAGTAATCGCCACCCGTGGTTTGAGATGTTTCATTTTTACACTTAGGACAAATCATCACGTCTCCTCTTCTCTAGTAACAGTAGGTCGAACACTCCATACTTCAAGGGCTTTGCAAGATTCACCATTTATTGAATGCACACCACTATTAACGCCACATGAATCACATATTATGCCCTCTTTCATATCAAAATCCACAAGGCTTGATTTGCCGCCACAACACGGACACGATGGTATTTCTTTTTCACTCATTTTATTTGTCCTCTCCATTTTACTTGTGCCGGGTCAATGTCCAACGCTACCAAAATAATTGAGAATAGCGAGACAACTCCGACGAATGACTGCCAAGTGATAAAAATCCATTTGACTTCCGTGAGTGCCATTGGGGAATCATCTAACCAAATAATTACACAACTCCCCACTCCCAACAGGGAGCCCAGGCCGAATACCATTAACAGCAAAAAGACAATGGCTTCAATTATATTCATTTTGTCTCCTCCACTATTGAAATATCTTCAAGGCCGATGTCTGCATTTGAATTAACAGTAAATCTGTTAAACACATAGCCGTCATAATGTGGAGTAATTCTATCCTTATCAGAACTAAACCATTTCCGGAATCGCGGAGTTCTCATCGAATAGGACATTCTAAAGTTTTTACCACCAGCTTCAACGTACTGGTCTACAAGGTACCAGCGCTTTTCAAGAGCGAAGCCTAAAGAGAACCCTGCGACTACGATAAAGACAGACAGAGCGATTGCGTATATCCAGTTCATTACTTCACCTCCTCACTTAGCTAAAAACTTTTTTATCCCCGCCACCTTCAAAGGATACCATTCGTCAGTACTCGGCCCCAGATCGTCGTTTTCTTGGAGCAGTGCCCAGTCTTTCTTTTTTGGGTGAGCCAATGTGCTTTTCCCGTCAATCGTCGGTAGTAGTCCAACACGGTACGCTCTACTTGAACATCCATAGCACGGATTAAACTGACGCCCCTCATGAAACAAAACCCTCCTGGCTGCTTTTAGTAGTCGGTGGTTCCAAATTTCATCGATCGTATCGGTATTTATATTGCCGAAAAGAAACTCACGCTTCCAGTCATTACAGCATATCGCTCCACTTCCGTCATGCTTTATCGCAAAGTCACGAAAGGGTTTTGCACACCGGCTGTTGACAAACCGGAATTCTTTTTGTGAAGCACTACCGGCATGATTATTCAACACCCTTGATCCCTGTCTTGACGCAGAAGGTTCCGGCAATACTACCAAGAAATGATCTCCTGGCTTCTGCTTATGATAAACAGAAACGTCTCCCGGATACTTCAGCCATTCGTGCTTCCCTTTATATTTGGCCTTTATCTTAGGGATGTTGTTTATGTAGGTGTAGTCATCAATCGCAAGGATATTGATATACTGTAGAATCTCATCAATCATTTCCGGTTGCTTTATGAAAACGATTCCATTTGACGGCATCATCATTGACGCTTTCGGGAACTGCTTCCTCAAATGCTTCAGTATTTCAATTATATTTGGGTTCACAGTATTTTCGCCGCACATACCGAAGTCAAATTTAACCGTTTCCCAACCGGCCGATAACGCCTTTTCACTGAGCTGTTCAATTGTACTTAACGACATATGTTTTAAGTGACTGTTTGCCTTTTTTCTTATTGACTTAATGCCACACGATTTGCAAAACAGGTTACATCCTTCTGTCAGTTCTATGCGGAAAGTGAATGGCCTCGGTTGTTTTTTTATGAGTACTTTTTCTTTCATTTTTTCTTTCTCCTAACTAATCGCACCCGACCCCAAGAAAGGAATCTTTTTTGGCTGCCGGCCACGAAAGATATCGATAACCGCCTTCACCCTTACCTTTGAGGAGTGGTGCTTTTGAACAAAATGAAATCCCGAACCACGGACCATGTCCCCATCCAAAGGGTTTTTCTTGAAGTATTTCAATTGGTCGAACAAATCAGGTATACCGTTATACTCCACGAAATGAACATCCGGCT